GAATTGCTTCCGAGTGGCGCGAGCCTTGGCCCACGCAACCCCCTTCTCCCTAACTCTTTCAATCTCTTCTCGCATCGCCCTGTGTTCATCACTGACATCAAGATCGTAACCCTCAGGCACCGGAGCCATCCTGATCACGCCAAGCTGTCTAGAACGTTCAGACTTTGGTTGACTGGTGAGCGCGCGCCGAATTTTCTTGTCTTTGCGGCACACGACTTGAAGATGAGGTGGTATCTCAGCAAGGTGTTTGTCCTTACTCTTAGCCAGAATATTGCTATTCCAACGTACTACCTTTCGAAACGTCTTCACATCTGGAGAGGCCTGGGCTGCAAAGCCCAGGACATCCTCAACACCAGGGTCCATCCACACGGCGGAAGCGTTAAACTTCCGTACGCGTTTGCCGTTCGAAAACAAGGTGGAATTAATTTCACATAGCACATCGGAGACCATGGTCTTCTCCTGATTAACTACAAGGCCCACTTCGCTTCCCTCCACGACAATCTGTCCTCGAAGATCCGTATCAGTTCGTACCTCTCTCGTCAAAAGGTCATCACCGTTAATGAGGAGTCTGTGACCAGACCACTCGTGGAACGAAATCTTCTTCCCAACAAGCAAACTGTTTAATGCAAGATCAACAACGGTTTTGTTAATCAAACACAAGAGGGGAAAAGACATGACCGATCCCATGGGCTGACCGGAACCACACTCAACTCCTTCTAGCGACAAGTTACCAAGGACCTTGAGAGCCCTCAATTCGTCGTCACTAATACTTTCAGCTTGCTCTATCAGTATGTCTATCGCCGACCGAACGTACTCGGTTTTAATATTGTCAGTCGCTGCCGAGTAATCGAAACTCAACAGCGCGGCGCCGTTCAACCTACTGATGTGCCTCTCGGTTGGGTCCCCGACAAGCAGCCACCCTTTCCTTTTCAGGCTGTCATACAAACTGTAATGCATAGGAGCGAGTATCCGCGTGTTCTCGGAAGAATACACGGTAACTACCCTCGGCTTACCGGACGAAAAGACAAGCTCAGTCCGGAAGTCAGTCGAGAACTCCTCTACATTCCAGTTGCCCCCATCCTTCCGCCTGAAACGCCGGGTAGCGTTACCGTTAGGAATAAAAGGGCGCCTTCGACGGTCCCATCCTTTGTCGACATTCGCGCGAAAAGCCTCTCGGAACCGAGACAAATGCGACGAATCAACTGGCTGTTGGCGAGACCTATCCTCTTTCCATTGGCTTAGCTTTGACTGAAAAGAAGGCAAACAGTACTTGCAGCAAGATCGTTCGATCTTCTGCACCGTTTTGAAGCTAAGTTCCCAGACTGGATCAACATCCGAGAAACACTGTCGTACGGCGTTCCTAAGGCCACCGCACTCTATTGAAGCCGGCAGGTCACGGATCAATGGCAAGTCGAACCCCTTAAACCATTTCACCAATTGCTTTGCTCTACCTGCTAGAGCCTGACTCAACATGCATCCGCCGTCGTCGCGTGGCAACACCGTATAAGGGTTGTTACTAGCGATGGCAGGAACATCACAAGTCAAGTCACTCATTAAGTCCGTTTCTTTTAGTTCCGTAATTTCAGGGGGACCATCTCCCTCTTCAGGGCCGAGCCTGGCGAGTACTTCTTCGATGACCCAATCAGAGTCGTAGCTGATCCTCTTGGAAATCAGTCTATCTCTGAACGCATGGGCCCCTCGATAAGGAAAATCACGGAACGCGCTATCATCATATTTATTTCTTTTTATTCCCCCCTTCTGATTCGGGTAGGAAACGTCAAACATCGGTAATGAACCATTGGCCATGTACCAATCGCGGCGCGTAACGCACCGACGATCACGGCAATGCAAGGTTTCGTCAATCCAATGCTCGTACTTGACGTCATCCGGAGGCACAATCGGGGCTTTCCCCACGACCCCCTCCGAGACAAGAGGGACCGGCCCACCGAGACTCTCAAGCTTGTAACCGCTGTCCTCCAACCCCTCCTCGGGATAATGTAACTCAATACATGTACCAGAAGACCCACCATGACGTGGGCTAGGAGGCGGGAGCGCTAAACAATGAGATACGGCTAGGGTGTTAGCCTTGACGTCATTTGATAACGTATCGAAAAATTTAATTAACCTAGATACTGTTGTCATCGTTGAAGTGGGTTTAATAGACAGAGTTGTACGGCAGACTGTCACTGCGTCCTTTCGTGCTGGTTTCACATGGTCGATTTCTCTCCCAGACACGTACCCGGCAGGCCCGGAAGGCATTTTTGTATTACGATTAGGATACTGCTACCTTAGCAACTTCCTAGAGCATGTGTGGTCATGACCCCGAAGACATACATCCTCTCCCGTTTTATTTTACAACGATGCGGTTACGTTAGAAGCTTTCTTTGGGCGTGAACTCCAAATCCCCGGGGATTACCACCGACCAGCCGCTTCTTCACATTCCTTACACGTACCTCCGTAGAGGTCGCCTGCATGGGCTGCAAATACACGGGCTAGCCTTTG